TCCTTTCGATGATCGCCGGCACGGACTCAAGTCCGGCCTGTTTGGCGGCGGCGAGCCTGCGATGGCCGATGACGACTCGGTACTGCGCATGCCCGTCGATGTCGGTCTCTCCCGTCGGCGTGACCAGGAGAGGCTGTTTGATGCCCTGCGAGCGGATGCTCGCCTCCAGATCGGCCACGTCGCCCACCTGCCTGCGTGGATTGTTCGGATTCGGATGCAAATCCTCGACGGGCAGATCCTCTATGGTGATGCCCATGATTCCTCCTTAGAATTCCGGTTCGGATTCCGGCTTGCCGAAATCACCAAACGACGACGATTCACCCTGTGGCGAGCCCCATGGGTCGGACGGCGGCAACGAGGCACCGGCAGCGGTGGCTCCGCCCGTATAGCCCGCCGGCATGGAAGCCGGATTCCCATACGCTCCAGCCGTACCCCTCTGCGCCTTGGCCACCTGCGCCGTCGCATGCCGCAAGGAAGGGCCGATCTCGTCCACCTGCAATTCCATGGAAGAACGCTTCTGATGCTGCTCGTCCTCCCACGAATGCTGGGTCAACCTTCCCTGGGCGATCACACGCATGCCCTTGGCGAGGGAACGGGCGCAATGCTCGGCCAGATCACCCCACACCGTGCAACGAAGGAACAACACGTCCCCGTCAACCCACTGCTGCGACTGCCGGTCGAACGTGCGAGGAGTGGACGCGATCGTGAAACCAGCCACGCTCCTGCCGTTCTTCGTCGACCTCAATTCCGGATCCGCGGTCAGATTGCCCACCACCGCGATGATCGTCTCACCAGCCATCAGAACCTACCTTTCACGGCGAGAGTCTTGATGATGCGGATGGTCTCGCCACCATCCCTGGTCTTCACCATGTGCGTCAACTGCGCGGCCGCTCCCTGATGGAAAGCGTCGCCAGGCATCACCTCCAACACGGGAGACGCGACCTCGGACACGAACCGGCCCACCAGTTCGGTGAAGCGCACGCCCAACGATTCCAAGATCACCAGCTCCTTCCACGTCTCGCTCTCCATCGCCCGACGGCACGCCTCCGCCACCGCCCTGTCGCCACGCGTCATCCCCTTCGTGCCGACGTCCTTGACCGGAGCGTTCGGACTGAAATGCCAATGCGGCAGAATCTCATTCATCGGTTCCTCCCTTGACCTTGATTGATTGATATGAGATTGATTGATATGAGCCGGACCGCTGGGCGCCATGACAGCAAGTAATCGCGCCCATCGTTCCCACACCCCAGGAAAGCTGAACGAAACGGGGATGCGGGCGGCGTTGACGGTCCGGCCAAGCGCCGGCGGCGGGATTCGAACCCGCAGCGGACGGCATGACGGCGGAAGACGTGAGAGTGAAATGCAATGAGAGATGAAAGGACACACGCCTCCGCCATCCGTCCGCGTCCTTGTACGCCGGCGGATACGGTCAGATGCCATCCACGTCATCGCGCGGAGCGAACCTGACCGTCAGCCACAGGGCCGTGGCCAGATACACGCCCTCCACCACAAGCGCGCCCGTCAGGCCGCCATGCCAGGTGAGCATGAGCGTCACGCTCACGATCAGGCCGACCACGGCGGCCGTGAACTTCACACGACGCAGCGTGTAGTTCGGCCTCCCCTTTTCGGACCCGTCCTCGATGCGATAGTCGTTGTCGGTCATCTTGCGCCTCCTATGCTTTGAATGAATGTCCTTGCCTGGTCTTTTCCGATGCTCGCCAGCTCGTGGCTTCCGTCGACGTCGAGCTCCATGAGGCTGGCGCCCTTGCCCGTGACGCGAATCGCATAGCCGGTCAAACCGAACATGATCACCGTGTCCTTCGGCGGCTTGGGTGGTGCCAGCAGCGTTTCCGCGTCGATGCTCCTGAGTGTCATCACAGCTCCTTGTTGATCGTGTCGATGATGAGGTCCACGAGATCGGTGACGTCGAGGTCGATGTAGCCGACGATGTGGCCGAGCGGACGGTTCGCGTCGACCCTGCCCCATTCCTCGCCGACAGCCGGCCTGATGACGTCGCTATGGTCGTCGAATTCGTCGAACACGGCCCTCACGCACGCCTTGCGAATGTCGTTCATGTTTACTCCTCCAACGATTTGACGTATCGGTCCATTTCCTCGCGTCTGATGTGACGGCGGGAAGGCGTTCCTCGTTTGCTTGGCGGACGAAACGTGTCTATGTCGCCCTGGTTGACAGCCTGTCGGAGGCCGTCGTAGTCGATCCCGTACAGGCTCGCGGCCTGCGGGATGGTCCATGCGAGCCTGTCCTTCAACGGGATACGGCTCGCATCCTTGAGCTCGTTCTGCAAAACCATCACGCACCTCCTTTGCGTGTGTGATGCCGGGCGGCGTTAGGAGAACCGCCCGGCCCCCTCCTAAAATCGGTGTCATCCCGCATATGCGACGTGCGGACCGAACAGTTAGGAGAAGAATCAATGAATACTGGCCCATGGGAATGGACGCTGCCGACCACTCTGACCGTTATCGGTTTGGCCATCACACTCGCCATCGCCATCGCAGGCTGGGTGATGACCGCGATAAAGGACTCGAGGAACGCGAAGGCAGCACGGGAGAAGTACGAGGCCGATGTACGGCGTGCCGACGAAATGAACGCCACGCTTAAATCGCAACTTGAAGCGGCTCGGGAATCAGCCGAAGCGCTGCGCGCGCAGGTGGAACAGCTCAAGGAGGCCAACCGCATAGCGGACGACGCCAATCCATTCACGTCAGTTCCATGGGGTGATGCGGAATGGACCAGACATGGATCACGGTTCACCATCCGCAACAAGAGCTCGCGGAATGTGGTCGTCGTCAAGCTATCGGCATCCGATGAGAGACTCGACGGGCTGATGCATTTCGACCAGCAGCCGCCTTTCACGTGCGAGCCGAACTCCAGAATCTCGTACTTGGCGTTGGGAACCATGCAGACCGGCACGCCGGATACCGCAATCGAATGGCATTGGGACGGTTCCGACGAGATTCGTACCACCGTGCGGCAGAACATCAAATAGGATTCATTCAATTTCACTCATCCCCCAACATCGACATGAATTCCCTCAAGTCCACCTCCGCAATCGCGGGGAAGGTCACGAACGCCTTCCCGTCGCCGAAGAATTCGACTCCGATCGGGCTGTCCGTCAGCTCCGCTATCCATTTGCCGGAATGCGCGAAGAGATAGTCTTTGACGCGTTTCGCTTTTTCTTGCGGGATGTAGTTGATTTCAAGACACACACCCATCACGCACCCGCTTCCAACGACGGCTGAGCGCGACCCCAGTACCGGTCGATGAAATAGCGCTGCCCCTTGCCCGTGACCTTCGGAGTACGACTGACCGTGGTGTGACCATCCGCATGGGTGACGGTGGTCTCCTTAATGCGGAACAGGCCGAGGTCCATCGCACGCTGTGTCGGCACGTTGCGATTCGAACCGGACTTGCCGAGATACCCGTCAGCCTGAAGAAGACGGAACAGTCTGTTCTGGCCGATGTCCATCCCGTTCTGCCGGAGCATCTTCGCGAGCTCGCCGACCAGGCACGTGCCGTCGGACGCGGCTACGGCGTCCGCGAACCGCGCTTTCGGCTCCAGTTCCACGATGCGCGTCTGCTGTTCGGCGATCTGCTGGTTCTTTTGTTTGATGGTCTTCTGCGCGACGAGCACGGCACGGGCCATGATGTCCTCGTCCGAATCAGCATCGGAAACGCGGATTGCGCCACCCTCGTTGAAGTACTTGTCGAGGGCTTCTGCGGCTTCCTTCTGGTAGACGGTCACGTTATGGCGTGCCTGCTCGTCGCTGAGTCGGTTCGTGTCGATGGTGGCGAGCCACATGGTCAACGTCTTGCGGCTGATTGCCACCATGTCACGTTGTTTATCGTCTGCGCCAACTGTTCGTATGATACGAACGGTTGCCCATGGCGTTCTGTTGAGCCGTTCCCACTGTCCGTTGTATGCGATGCCGATGTTCTCGCAAATCGGTTTCAATGCCGCGTAGATTTCACCGTCATCGAACCTTTGCGCGATCATCATGCTCCCGTTGAATGGGACTTCGACGATATCGCCGTTCATTTGGTTGCCTCCGCGTAGAGAATGTCGATCATGTCGGTGGTGTTGTATTTGGCTTGGAGTTCTTTGGAGCCTCTGCGCATGGCTTTCACCAAATCTTCTGGAAGAATCACGTTTCCAGTAGCTCCGTTCTTCGCATCATTTGGGATGAGGGCTGTGAACATGTCATCTGGCAGTTTTGTGAGGAGGCTTAGCGTTTTAGTAGACATGCCTAACTCTCCTCGCAGATTGTGCAGGTAGCCGTTGTCGGTGAGGTATTTGAGCTTCTGTTGTCTGGTTTCGTTTGGTGCGGTGACTTTCATTGTGGTTCCTTTGCTTGTTGTCGTTGTGTGCCCCGTCCTGACGAATGGGTGGGGCTGAGTGGCTGTGATCGTCATCGTCGCCGAATTCGAGCGTGTACCGCACCCAGTCGCCTCCGGCGGTGCGGAAGAGCAGGAAGTATGGTGCGCCGGAGGTGATGTACAGTCCGGGTTCCTCCGGTTCCTCGGGTGGTGCCGGTTCGGGGTTAGGGATGTTGGCTTCGATGGCGAGGCGTAGCGTGTTGAGGGTTTGGTGGTATGCCTTCGTGTTTCCGTCGTGCCGGTTGGCGAGGGCTGTTCTGAGCAGGGTCGCGATGGTTCCGTCGGTGTGCTTCTGCTGTACTGTTGTTCTCATTGGTCGTCCCTTTGTCGTGGAAGCTGGTGGGTTATGGATTCGTCCGTCGTGGCCACATGGGCCGGTGTCGTGGTCGCGATTATCGCTGCCATTGTGTCTGCAATCCTTACTGGAGTTACCATCTGGTGGCCTTGGCATACTCGCGGAAGAGTCGCTATCAATCCGCGAGAAGGCGTTCTTCGGCATGCCGATAAACGACTTGTGCCTTTGATCGCGATATGCGGGTTTAGACGTCCCACATTGTTCGTTGACTGGCGGAACGATGGAGA